ATTCACAATTGGACGAGCAAAAGTGAGTACAGTATCTTCTTCTGGAAGAACTCCACCTACAGGGAAATTTTTATCAGCAATAAGAATTTTATTATAAGTACCAATACCAACATAAAGAATAGCACTTTCTACTGGAATTGCAGCACCACCAATAATATCACCAACTTGAATTGCAGGAGTTGGAACATTATTGAGTTCATAAACTACATATGGAACACCAGTAATACCAAAAGGTAATCCATAGTCACCAATACTTAAATTTGCACTATTTCCATACTCAAGAACTGCATTCAAACTTTCGTTACCAATATTAGCAGTAATTGAAGATGCACCAGAAATAACAGAACCAACGGGAAGATTTACAAACGAAACTCCAATACCATTATTGGTTGTATTTCCACGAGTTGTGACTGTATCTAGAGTATCAGCATCCAAATCACCAACTAATACAAATTCTGCTTTATTGGTTGTTGAATTCCAAGATAGAACTTTACCATCATAAAAACTTGAATTAGTTGCAAGTCCTACAACATCATCTAGATATCTGAATTGTGTTTCACCACCACCACCGATTGTGGAGAGTTGTTGTTGAATGCGATTTAAAAACAGACGATAATGTTGTTGGAGTTGGTCTAGAGTTACAAAGTTTTGGTCAAGTGGTGTAAGTGGGTCAGAATTCTTTGTTGATGGTGGTTCATTCAGAAGTCCTTCTTTGATAACTTCTTGTACAACAACATCTGGTTCAATTCTTGAATATGTTTCTTTGATGAAATCAATCTTCCTCTCAAGTCTCTCAAGGTTCTCTTGAAGATTTCCGACAGGAATTTGTTCAATCTCAGCAAATACTTCTTCTTTGAGAGTGACTAGTTCTTGGTGATGTTCTTGTAGATACTTATCAACTTCTTCTAGATGAATATCATACTCTTTAATTGTCTCACCAAAATTTTTTAAATGTTGTTCATTAATAACAATATCTGCTTTGATATTTGAAATCTCAGAAGAAACTTTATCTTTAATATTGTCTACTTCTTCATCAATACTATCAATTCTAGTATTTACATTGGAAGAAATAGTTTCAAACTTCTCTTTAATTACTTGAAGTTGTGTAGAAGTTTCTTCCTGAAGTGATGTCTCAAGTTCTATAAATGCTTCATAAAGAGACTTGATGACTTGGGAATATTCTTCTAACTTCTCATTTTCTTCAGCAACTTTCTTTTCTAGAGATTTGGAAAGTTTTTGATATGTTTCTGAAGTATTTTGAACTTTGCTCTTTGTTTCTTGAAGTTGATTATTAAAATACTCTAAGTTATTATCAATAACTTCTGCAATGTTATTGACTTGAGTATCTATTTCTCCTCTAATGCCTACAATATTCTCTTCAACAACTTCTTTTAAGTTATTAAATTTTTCGCCAATATTAACTTCACCTCTAGTTACTTGTTTTTTATATTTTGGCAATTCTTCTTCTACGAGACCTTCAACGATTTCAGTAAGGTCTGCGACAGTTGTTCTAAAGTCTCTAAGGTCTTCTTTGTTTAGACCTTTGACTTGATTTTGAAGTGACTTAAAGTTCTCATCAAGAACCATCAACTGAGAAAGCATTGCGTTCTCAAGATCAGTTTTATCTAATTTCTCGGATAACTGATGAGAGAGTTGCTCTACTTTTTCGGATAAAATATTTACCCTATCCAGATTATCACGGAAACGATCATAAGTTTCCGTGATATCCGTAGAACCCTCTACGGCATTGAAGATTCCGTTGGGTTCTTTTTTGGAAAACAGATCTGATGGTTTCTTAAGTGTCACTTTTATCCCTAGTTCTATTCATTATGAAGATATTTAGTTTAAACAAAAAAATATAAATTATTCTGTTTCTTCATTACTAAACATTGATGCTGCTACTTCTGGGCGAACAGAGTCGATTTTTTCAGCAGACTTTGTAAATAAAAGTTCTTTAATTTTATCACTAATCTGAGAGGGAGACTCATCAGTAGCAATCATATCCAGTAAATCATCCATAGTTTTAAATTGAGCAATCGTTGTTATTTATCAAATTTCACCACCCTTAGGCATTTCTGCAATTTTTCCATTTACCTGAGTTTCTGCCCCTTGAGCATCTATATTGGGTTCCATTACTGGTTGTCCAAGATCCATTTGTGATGTTTGGTCTAAAGGCATACCAGTCATAGGATCTACGGGTATATTTGGATCTGGAATAATCCCATCTTTGATTTCTTTCTTCATAATCTTATCCTGCTCAACAATCTCTTCATCAGTTTGGCGAAGAATCTTTCTTCTCAAATAATCTTGTGAGAAATACTTGCCAACATAAGGTTCGGCAATTTGAACCATATTCAATCTTTCGTTGAGAAGTTCTGCATCCTTGAGTTCTGCAAAATGATTATCATAAAGGAAATCATATTGAATATGCTCTTCCATAATGCCCCAATCTTCTGGGGTAATGATATTTTTGAGAATCAATTGAGTTCTCAACATATCATGGAACATATAAGAAAATCTCTTTCTCAAACGTGAAACAAACTTGCTAAACTTAACCTCATCCCGAAGAATTTCTGATGAGCGACCAAGATTGAATCCACCTTCACCATCCATTCTTGAGGGTGGAACATTCAGCGAGCGGAAAAGTTTTTTCTTAAAATATTCAATATCTGTAATTTCTCCAAGGTTCTGTCCTCCGGGAAGGGTCGAGATTTCAGTACCTCTACCACCCTCTCTTCTTGGAAGCCAGAAGTCCTCAAGCATTGCCATAAACTTCTTATCATCACGGATTTCTCCAGTGTTTGCGTCATAGACCATTTTGTTTCTATAACGCATCATTACATCACGCAGATATTGCTCTGCCTTTACTTTAGGAAGATTACCTACGTCAATGTAGAAGATTCTTCTTTCTGGTGCGCGTGACAGACGATAGATAACCAGAGAGTCCTCAATCATGCGAAGTTGATTGAGTGACTTGATTGCTTTATGGAGATATGAAAGAGTTGATCCTTTATTTCTATCTACTAACCCCGAAGTACAGTATGTGATAGAGTCTCTTGACATTTTAATTCCTGCAGTTCCGCCAAGAGATGATGGATTGCTTGCTGGATATGTCATTTTTGGATTGTAAATGAAGTATTCCTCAATTTCAGGAAACTCAAAATCCATTGGGTTGTCTGAGTTAATATTTGACAATCTATATTTGTCTTTATCACTCTTCTTTTGTTGTCTCACATATCTCATTTTCATTGGATCTATATAACGAAGTTCTTGGATTCCTTCGTGTGGATTTTTTAGATCAATTACTTTGTGATAAAATAATCTACCATCAACGTACCAATTTCTATAAATTTCGTGTGACTTCTTATCAAAATCTAAAAGAGAAAGAATATATTTAAATTCTTGCCTAATCCTTTTTTTAATACCATCACTGGCATTTAAGTTTGAAAGTTCAATTTCTACCGGAGTATCATTTGTATCTGATACAATCGCTTCATTAACAATATCCTCAATGGCACTATCACACTCCGGATGAAGTGCCATTTCGCGATATCTTTTAATTAAATCGAATTCGGTTCTATAAACACCTTCAATATCGACATATGAACCAAAAAAACCACTACTCAGGTAGTGGTCAGTTCCGTCCTCATTATTTTGAGGAACGGGACTGACTGCACCTGGAGATAATGGTTCGCTATCTTCAATAGAAAATCCAAACAATCTTGCCATAATTTATTTTTTGTTCTTTTGCCTTTTGTCTATTTATTAGACTTTAGCTGCCGTAGTTCCACTGATGATTTCGTAAGACTGAACTTGGAATTCAACAGTGAATTCTTCAATCGTATCACCACTATCATATGAGAGATCAATATTTGATACGCTTGTTGGGAAAATGTCAACAAACTTGTATGCTGCTAAGATAGAACTATCCGAACCAGCATTAGTTGTGCTGTTTATTTGAGCACCTCTTCCAAGTTGATAAACTGTTGCATTGCTCATGTATGACCCAGGATTTGTGGCACCTAAGTTATTATCAAGTTTTGCAATTAGTTCAGTCCACGCTTCAAATGCTCTTCTCAGTTTGAAATCTTCATCGTTGATAATAGTTACCTGCCAAGTATCAATTGTTCTGTCTCCAGCAACCTTGAAGATTCTTCCTCTAAAAGGAACATCAATATTTGCAATGTTCGATGCTGGTAGAGCAGCTGCTTTGCAGAGATACTTGAATATATCTGCATCCCAACCAATTCCTGATGGTAAAGTTGTTAGTTCAACTTCAAATAGATTGGGACGAGCACCACCACCCTTTAAGGCACTCTTGAATTGAGAGATTGTCTTGAGTCTTGCCACGGTTCGTTACCTCCTTAGGTTATTTATTGAATAATGATCAAACAGTACCTGCAACTTCTTCAAAACTTACGCCTGTGCGGGTTGCAACAAAGGTAAGAGTTACATAGTTAATAGACTTGGCGGGCTTCAGGTAAATGTCCGCTCTAAACTCATTATTATCAATAACATCAGGGGTGTTATTAGTTGTGTCACAGACTACCAAGAATCCATAGAGACCTCTCTTTGCCTGAACATCGCGGAGATAAGGTTCAACAATATTCTTAAAGTTTGCTCTGGTCAGTTCGTCGTTCAATTCAAACAATTGTGCCTGAGCAGCTCTTTGAAGTGCTTGTTCGATTGTGAGGAACAGGCGGCGAACGTTGATTCTATCAAATGCTGATGCATATCCAAGAGCAGTCTTGTCGCCAAAGAGAAGAGTTCCAATTCCGGGTTGAGTTACAATAGCGTTAACTCTCTGTGGATAAAGTTGATCTCTCTGTGCCTTATTTGGATTGTATGCAAGTTTGATTGCATTATTGATAATTCCTCTTTGCTGACCAGCAGGAGAGAACCAAGGATATGCAACAATGTTGGTGCGGCACATTAGACCCGCAATATCGGCATTACATGGAACATAAACAAACTTGTTGTTAAATCTATCATAAGTGTACTTATATCCACTATCAAAGACTGCATATGAAGAGGATGATAGTGAACTGAAATACTTAACAAGGTTTGTTGTTTGAGTTGTGGTATTAGTAACTCCAACCAAATCAGATTTATGAGGTCCAACTGTTGCTACACAATCCTTTCTCTGCTCTGCGAGAGAAATTAAGTAACTAGCCTTTGCTTGAGAATCTGAAACATTCTCCATACCTGGACCCATGATCAAGTAATCGACTTGAACTTCATCTTTGTTTGAGAACTTGTCGTATGAAGTAATTAGATCTCCAAGAGTTGCCTTCATTCCACCAGAAGCAGAATAATCAACACCACCACCTAAGGTGTATGTTTTGTTTCCAATTGCACTAAATGTTACATCCTGAGCAGTTAATCCCCAGAGTCCATTTGCAGTAGAAATTGGCGTGAATGAAGCAGAAGCAACTCCAGAGTAAGTAGTAAATCCAGTTGCTCTGGGAGCAGTTGCCCAATAAGCATCTGCAGCACTTGAAGGATTTCCTCCAGCATATACTTGAGATGAGAAATCTGCAAGATATTGCTCATACCAAATCTTTTGTGGAGAATTGACAGCCGAAACTGAATCTAGTGCCTTGGATAGACCAACATGCTTTTCAAGAAGAGTACCTTGATTACCAGTAATGGTTCCAAGATCATCAACAACTACAACGTGAATTGCATCGTTCTTACCATTTCTCTCAAGAGAGTGTCTATTTGTAGTTGGTTTTGGTGCAATAGACTTCCAATAAATGGTAGAGTTTGATAACCCAAGAGTCTGTTCATTGTACCAATCAGATACTGATGCTGCAGTAGCAGTTCCTAAAGAAGTTCCGGAAGAATTAATAAAGTTTACTGTTTGTGAAGCAGCAAAAGCAGAGAAGCTACTACCTTCTGCATAAGTAATTTGAGTTTCTGTTCCTGCAGAAGAAACTCTTGAAGTAATCTTCACGGCGATAGTGCTATTGCCGTTAGTTGTATCAGTAGTGATGCCGGTAATAATACCCTTAAGATATCCGGTAAATGATGCAGTAGATCCTGCTCCTGGCAGAGTTGTCGTTATGGACGTAGTTACGCCATATCCAATCTGGGCACCAAGAGAACCAACGTTAGTTGTGCTAACACCGATGATTTGATCTGCCAAATCATCAATAACGCATACCTTTAGATTGTTTGCCCAAGATCCTGGATTCTTTGCGGCAAAAGTGAAGTTATTTCCATCTGAATGATTATTTGTATAATCATCATAGTTGTCAATTTTTAGTGCAGATGTTGCGGCAGCACCAACTCCGGCATTAGCGTTGTTTAAAGTTGAACCGCCAGTTCTAACGACTTTAAGGACACCGCCGTATGAAAGATACGATGAGGCACTCATCCAGTACTCATACTGGGAGTCTGTTGAAATTGGTTTGCCGAAAGTATTGATTAAATCCTGTTCAGTTGCAATATCAATTGGGAAATCAACAGGTCCAATTGGGAAGGGCCCAGCGATTGCGCCAATATTATCTAAAACATTATCAGCTCTTCCTACAGTTAAATCAACTTCCCTGACGAGTACGCCTGGAGATAATTGAGGAGTCGCCATTTTTTTCTCCGTGAAATCTCAGTTTATCTAAAAAATATTTATTAAAAAGATACTTTACACAGGGGAAACTTGACGTGAATATCTACCAATCAGGATATTCCCAGTTTTGGGGTAGAGATGGAGTCTTCTTACTTTCTACTATTCTTTTTATTGTACATTCTTTGCATTCATAAGAATATGAAGATGCAACTGGTCCACGATCTTTTCTTGTTCTATAAAATCCATCTATCAAATTTTTCATCTCTCCACAGACTCTACATCTTCTATCTGCCAATAACAAATGTCCAAGTTTTATCTGTTTATCTAAATCCATTTACATATATTCCCACATATAAGCACGATCTCCATATTCATCTGTATACCATCTATCTCCATCAACATCTACAAAACTACTATTGTCTAAACCATCCGAAACAAACCCAAAGGGTGCCATATCCTGCTCAATTTGATTTTTTTGCTCTTCATATAATCTTTTTCTAACATCTTGGTCAGTAAGTTCTTTAAAATAATCTTGAGCAACCAACCATGCGTATATTACGAGGCACATTGCTAGGTCATCATTACATCCTTCTTCCGCTTCAAATGAGTTATGTTTTTGGATAAAAGTCGTAAGTTCGCTGATAATCTCATAATCATTCAAAAGCAATTTACTTTCTTCAATCATTGTCTTTAGATTTAGACATCCAACTTTTTTGACAGTTTTGGACATCTTAACTCCAAGTTGAGTTTTCTTTCCCGAAAATCCTTGACCAACAATTTGTCCTGCCCTACCCCTCATAGAACACATTAAAAGATTACTGTATTCTAAATCGTATTGTATGATACTTGCTACTTGATCTCCCACATCATTTACTTCGCACAAAATATATGCACTATTATAAGCTGTTGCAGTTTCGTGAATAATGCTTGGAAAAAGCATTGGTTTAATTTCATTATTTCTATACTTCGCAACAACCTTATGTGGAAATTCTGTTATATCTACAACTGCGAATGCTGAGTAATCGTTTCCTACGCCTCTAGCAACGTCTACAGTGATGAGATAATCGCGATTCTCTCCAGGATCCGCATAAACATCTAGACCCGCGCTACGGGTCTTGGGGGCATCGTAGACAAGCGTTCTAAGTTTGGATGGTGCAATTAGGGTATCAACAGATCCTAAAAATTCACATTCAAACTCAACTTTAAATTGTTGATCAGAAGTGTTTGCAATAGTTTGTTTTTTCCATTCCTCATCTCTTCCGGGAACTTCACTCCAATGGACATCCGTAAAGACATACTCATTTTTACCTTTCTCTGCGTCGTGCCACATTCGGTAGAAATGATTCATACCATGTGGCGTAGAAACGATTATAACTTTGGTTTGTTTACCTGAAGTAATTGTTGGATAAACTGACGCAAAGAATGAATCGGCAATATGATTTGGAACGAATGCAAATTCGTCCAAAAATAGAATATTGAATGACATACCACGAACCGCAGAAGCAGAAGTAGAAGCAGCCAAGATTTTACTTCCATTCTCCAATTCCAAAGAACCTTTGTTCCAAGATATGATTCCTTGTTGCATCCACTTTGGTAAGTTTTCATATGCGGTTTGCAATCTGTCTAGAAGTTCTCTTGCGGTTGCTGCTTTGTTTGCAAGGATACCAATATTTACATTATCGTTAAAAACCGCATAATGAAGCAAAAAAGATACCACAGTAGTAGACTTACCAGTCTGCCGTGGCATCTTACAGATATTAAATCTATTATTGTGGAAGTTGTTAATTAACTTCTCTTGGAAATGATATGGTTTAAAAGTTTGTAGACCATGATCCAGCGTTACGATCTTTACATAATTATTTGCAAAATAAACTGGATCATCTTTGCATTTAACAAACTCAAGAATTTGTTCTTGAGTAAATTCAATAGGTGTATTTGCTTTTTTTAGAAGAGGATTACCAAGATAAACATCATTTGACATAATAAAAACCTACTATTAGTTACAATTCCAACGACGGAGTGCTTTGTTAATGTTGCTATCTGGATCTCTTGCAGTTTCTGCTGAAGTTAATCTTTTCTTCATTCCAGACATACGGCGACAAAATGATTTACGTCTGTCTGCTCTTTTACCTTCTGGATTTTTTTCAGTAACTGCAGTTTGAAGTTTTGAACCTGGATTTTCTCTGCGATATGCCTTGACTGCAGCAGAACTTAATCCTGCTGTTTTATCTTGACGATTAACTTTCTGCCAGTCTTCCTCAATTTCAACTTCTTCCCCCATAGTTTTTACATAATTTTTGCTTGGACCTGGTTTTGCAGAACTTCCACCCTGTGGACCAAATAGTTGAATTAACGGTTGCCCTGGTTGAATTTCTGATACTGAATGATAAAGAACGTTGCATCCCGGATAAACTTTTTGCAGCTCATCATTAATTTCCTTACGAGTTGGAAGTTTTGTTTGTGGGAAAAACATCTTAAGTGAGTAATACTTTGCTCTCCAAGAAAGAGTTACTGCAATCACATTTCCCGTCTGTGCTTGAAGTCTTGTTGCTTCTTTAACTTGAGATTTGAATCCTTTAATTGGTTCTGGTTGTATCAGGTCAATAACCTCAGCAAAAGTATTTCCATTCAAATCTTCAATTGTTTCTTCCGATGTTGGGACACAATTTGGAACCATTTTTTTACCTTTCTTTTTCATCCCAACTTGCTTATATCCAGACCAACATGCTTCTTCCATTTCCCCACTATCAACATAATCTGCCGCAGTGTCAATATAATCCGCTGCTTTAGTAATCTTGGATTGAACCCACGCTTCGAGATCTCCTTCACCTCTACCAACTTTTGCCTGAAGTCTTTTTACTGCATTTGTGATAGTTTTCAATTCCGATCTTGCCATCGAATATTCGTGATCTTTAATTGAAACTTTATCCCATGCCTTCCCGCCATAGGAGCACTGAGATCTTGACTCTCTTTTGTCACAAAGTGGACAGTATCTTTCTTCTTCTTGCATTGTTGCCTCCGTTTTTGTTCCCCAATTTGCAGCACCAACTTTACGACACTTTACTAGTGCTCCAGAAGCATATGCACTTGGCCATACGTCATATCTAGACTTTACTTTTTGGTAACAAGCGTCTTTTTTACCACTACCTTTGCTTGGTTTGTCTTTTACTTCTTGTAAGTCCATCTCTTCAGTTCTAACGTTGGTTGGTTTTGCTCCACTAGTTTTTTGTGGTTGATTTGGATCTTGAATATTTTTTCTACGTCTTGCTGCTTCTTCCTCTTTAGAACTTAGTTCTCTCTTCATTTTGGAACTTCCGCATTTTGGAGTAGAAGTTTGTCCCGGTTGGCGAGCGCATGGTTTGCCTGCCCATTTTCCGCCAAGTTGAACCCATCCATCTTTACCATCGGATGATTTTGATTTACCAAACCAATCGCGTAAACCTTCATCTCCAGATTTAGATTCTTCTTTCACATCTTTAAACTTTTTATGATGCTTTTTAGCATCCGCTTCCATCTTCTTCAAACGAGTATAATAATCTGGAATTTCATCCAAATGCTGGAGGGCGATATCCATTGCAAGTTCATGATCTTTTGTATGCTCATGCTCAATAGGTTCTCCCATATCAAGTTGCTTCTGTATGAAAGAAACATCAAGACGATGCTTCTTTGCAATCTGCTCAACTGTTTTATGAGACTTCAATTTTGACATTTAATTGCAGAATACCTTTTTATATTTATTATTCCAAACTATCTTGATTTTGTTGCTTTAAAAATTTTGCCAAATCTGCAGTTGACCCAACAAAAAGTGCATTATTAACTGTTGTTGGTCCTCTTTGCTTTTCTTCTTCAATATCTTTAAGTTTCTTTTGGAGATCCATTAATTTATCTGTAGCATCTGCCACATTTTTAATCAACTGTCCAGCAACTTCATATGCACGAGGCATCTCACTTTCTTGAGCAAGTTCAAGAATACCATTAATTGCTTCTTGTCCTTTTTCTATAAGAGAATATAAATTTCCTCTTGTATAATCATAATCCTTTTTAATATCATCAACTGCAGAAGCAACTGCCTCTATTTTTTGAATTTCGCTCTTGCTCTCAATAGGAACTATTTCTCCATCAACATTGAAAGCATCGTTTAAACTATCAAATTTCTTTGTCATTTTCATAAGTTACTGCCACTGAATCCAAAATCATCGCCATCTTCAATTAATGTATTATCCGTAGTTGTAATAGATTTGACTGGAGATCCTGCCAAGTGCGAAGTTATCGCCGTATCATCTCGTCCCCTATCTACGGTGAGAACATTACCTGCCTTAGACCTTACGTATACCTCCTCACCTTCAAGATCTAAGTATGTATTAGTAGAAATAGAACTTGCATTATTTACTGTGATGAGTATATCTTCAGTATTAATATCTTTAGTTAGATTTGTAACTATAGTACCTGTATAGTTTTTGATAGCTCTTGGTTCTGCTGAATATACAATTTCTCTGGATGGAGTATTTGTAGTATCTCCAGCAATATATCCAACAGTAGTCTTTTTGATAATATCTTTCGTTGCAGAAGAAACTGGGCCGAAAAGATATGTTTTCGCGGTGAATCTTAATGTATAAATTAATACTCTTCTCGTTGTGAAGTTACCTTCATAATCATCTTGCATAGTAATGTTTTCGAGAATTATCGGTATATCTCTCTTTTCATTAATAATGTCAACCAATTCAATACTCATTGTATATGCTGGTTGAAAGTAAGGTAAAATTTGTTCGATGATTTGCAAAGCATCATCATTTAACTTAGACATAATGCTAAGTTCGAATTGCATATTATATGGGACCGGAAGATATGTTTTTTTGGTTTCCGTTCCGTCTTCTGTTGACTTTGCAGTGAATGTTTGAGTAGTTGTTGATTTTCTTGATGGATCATAATTTAACCCAGTAAACTCAAATGACATTCTTGGTAATGTCATTTGAACTGGTTTATTTAAGTCGGGTGATTGCTCTAATCTTGCAAGAAACTTTTGTGTTGGACCATATGCAAGTGGAACTTTAATGACGTTAGTAACTGCACCACTGCTGTTAGTGTGCTTAATACTTATTTCATTAAATAAAGAACCGAAAGAAATAACAGTTCTTCTTAGAATTTCGTGATAAAAATACTCAAACATATCTTATAAACCTTTATGTTATTATTTAAACATAATAACTTTTATTTATGGCATTCCAAAGGGGTTAGATTCGTTAAAATCAATAATATCATCTGCTTCATCTTCAATTTCTTCATTATTAGTAAATCCATCCTTTAATACAAACATATCGCTAAGTTTTAGTTTATAAGATGCACTTGACGCAGTTCCAACAATGTTTTCTCCTGCAGTAAATTGTCCAGTAACATTTGAAACTTCTAAGATATTAGTTACAGAATTCCAAGATCTAACTCTCGCAGTAACCCCACTTTGAGATCCAGTGACTATCTCATTGAATATGAATGTGCCTATTCCCCCAGTAATACTTGGAGGTGCTATTGTTAAAGTTGGTGTAATAGTATATCCAAGTCCAGCGTTTGTGATCCTAATTTGTGTTATTGTTCCCGCCGCAGAAACTATAGCAGTAGCTGCTGCTGAGACTGAAGAAATTCCCGTAAATGTAATTGTCGGTGGTGTTACGTATCCGGAACCGGAATTGGTGACCGTTATGATACCAACAATCCCATTTCCAATTGTTGCAGTTGCAGATGCTCCGCTTCCTTCTCCACCAATAATTCTAACTCCAGGAGATACGGTGTACCCATATCCAGGATTGACTATCTCTATACTTTGTACTGATTGTGCGGAGGGGTTAGTGTTATCATTACATACCACAATTCCACCTATCATTTTGGCAATAGCAGATGCAGTATTGCCTCCAGATGGTGCAGAAGAAACTCCAACTGTTGGAACGTTTTTATAACCACCACCGCGATTAGTTACAGTTATAAACCTAATACCACCATTTACTATTCCTGTAAGTGCAGTTGCCGTTACTCCAACCCCAACCATTGTGAGTTTTTGTGTATTTCCAACAGGAACCGAATTTGAATCTCCAGATCCAGAAATTGTATCATCAATTTCTTCGATGCTTGTATCAATAATTTCATCCTCATATCTAAAGAGTTCGCATCTTAATTCATAGGTATAAAGTCCCTGAAGTTGATAAAATGGTTTTTCGTGCTCTACGTATTTTATTTCAAATAAACGATCGCCTAGAGGAAAATAAACTAAATCACCTTCTTTTGGCCTTGAGGATAATTTAATATTTGGTTGATTGGTAGTTAGTGGGGAAATATAATTTTTAAATCTTTCTCTTGAAATTATAAGTGTTATTTCATTGAGTGCTTGAATTCCAAACTTTGATAATATTGTTGGATTATCTCCATACCCATCAAAATTGTCAACATATGCTTCTATTGGATATGCATTCGTAAACTCTGATTCTATTAATTCTCTTATTACAGTTTTTTCCGTAATATACTTTCTTGGTAGGTAATAAACTTCAACACCATACATCCTCAGTTGCTCATTAATCAAGTCCTGAATGAGACCTTGTTCTGATTTTGATCCTTGTAAGAAAAATGGATTTAACATAGATCAACCAATCATGTCGAAAGGAGGAAGTTCATAAGTATTAGACATTTTCTCCATTAAAATGTCTATTTCTCTTTGAGCATCATCATACATTTGCCTACCATTCAACTCAACTCCACCTGGAAGTTTGACACCAGTAAATTTCATCATATTCTGTCCCCATTGCTTTTTAATGAGCGAAGTTAAATATGGTTTTATGAATGAATCATTCCAAACTCTTGAATAATCATTTGGATCTAAAGTTGAATAGCAATCAATAATAAAATATTGAGTTTCAGTAACTGATCCCCAATCAATATCAAGATATAATCTATCTTGCCTCTTATTAAATCTAATTTGTTTTTGAGTATTTAAGAGAAAATCCAAGTCTTCTAAGTATGTCTTAACCATTGCATAACTCAACAGTTCAGTAGTACCCCAATAGTAAATATCATTTAAAAATAATTGATACTTAACACTAAACATATTGTGAGTAATTGTATTGGCACCATCAAACGTAAAAATTTTATTCACTCCAATTACGTTTGGTGGAACTTGCAGGTAATTGCTATTTTCAAAATATGAAAAAGTTGTTGCAGTCCCTACTATATTTGTAGTTACTGATGTAGTTACTATGCCAACATTATTTTGACTCAATCCTCTTGCTCTTCCGCGAGCAATATCATCTGCAGTTACCTTATACTTATAAAATGTGGGATAAACGCCATCAAAATGTCTTTCTTGAAAAAACTGAACTGCATCATCAACCAAATCTTCAATTTGTTCATCCGCGACGTTAATTTCCAAAACTGGCGCCCCCAGTTTTCTTTTGCAATAATCTATTAATTCTTGTCTAGTAGATGGTTGCGCCATTTATTTCTACTCTTTAAAAATATTTATGGTTTTGATGTTATAAGTTGGGAAACAACTTCCTGTTGTTTCAAATATAATTTAAAATAGCATTTTGCAATGTTTTTTGCATCATCTAAATTATCGATATTATCAATTTCAGATGCTACTTTAAAATATTCAAAACTTTTGCTCAAATTTTCTAGTTCTATTTTATCGGGATCCATCAATTAAACTCCTGAGTAATGATTTAATTTCATCTAAGTCACTTCTCATATTAGTCACATCTTCCTCTAAATTCTGTAACTTTTGATTCTCATCATTCTTTACGTTACGTCTCGCAAGATACTGCTGATACTCTGTCATATTGGTATTGATAATTGAGTTTGTATGTGGATCCCTGAGGAGATTGTTGTGACCTTCAACTTTTAAATATTCCATTTCCATTATGCAAGTGCAATTACTCTTAGATTTCTAACTCTTGGTGGATAAACTTGACTTGTTGATGTAAGAACCAACTTAATTCTATAGAAGCGGAATGATGGAAGTTGATCCGCAGTAAAACTATACTCCCTAAATTCAATGTTGTTGGATTCAAATCCAAATGATAGTGATGGTTGAACAAATGCATCAGGAAGTCCATCACTCTTCTCAAAGTTTATGATTTGTTTTCTAGCATCAAGATTATTATATCCTGGATAAGGTGTAAAAATAGGTATAAAGTTTTGATTTTCGCCAATTGCGTAAAATGCTCTTATATCACAGTAGTTATTAATGTGAGCATCTAATAGAATTTTAATAGAAGTAGCTGGATTTTCTAAACCAATTTCTTTAGAGATATATTGGAATGATGATGGGTCAGTTCCAATTGTATTCACTCTATTATCAGTCGCATAATTAGTAATTACCTTATTGATTCTATTTGAAGTTAATACTACATTAACTCTTTGAGTATCAATAACTGGACTTACTCTCGAATCTACTGAATTTAAGAAGAGTCTTAAATTCATAGACTTTTTACCCATCAATGATCCCAACTTAGCATCTTCATTTATCTTGGATGCAATAATCTTTGGATTTGCAAAATAGTTAGTCTTGTTTATTGTAACTGCTTCAAATCCACTATCAACGAAAGGAATTTCGTTGCCACTAATACTTGATCCAGTAATTGTTCTAACCTCTGCATTAATTGTAGTCCCCTGTAAGGTAATATTTTGCACTGAAGGAGTCATCAATTCAAATGGTATATTTTGGGTTGCTTTTGTATTGAATCCACCAGCAGACTTAGTTTGATTTAAGTATAGTTTGGGGAAACTAGATCCATTAGATCGATCAATTCCATTCAAGTCCATTTGAACCTTAATGTTGTATGAATCAAATGATATTGGATCAGTAACACTTGTATTTGCAAGATAATGCGTAGCATTGATTCTTTTTAAAGAGACTCCACCCAATTCATACTTATAAACAGGAGTTCCTGCTTGATAAGGTCTAATAACTTGAGGTAACAAGATATTTGTGAAGATTGGATCAATATATCCAAGATTAGTTACATCATTAAGAACTCCGCTTCCGACAGAAGTATATTCAAATAATCTATTGCCAATTAATGCATATCCTGGATTAGTTGTTCCTACACCAACTCCTTCGAAGGTTGAGAAATTAGAGCTATTCTCAACAGTTATAGTATTCTCCGATAAGAAATCTACGGTTAATTTAGTTGGTGGTACATCTGATTCTACACCAGAAATTCTTACATAGTTGTCATTAAAATACATTCCGTGGTTCTTATGATTTACAACGATATGTAAACCATCGCTTTCTACATTAATATCCGAAATTTGTACATTTCCACCTGAAGTTGAATTTAAAGTGGTTGTCAATCCCGAATTATTAATATATTGCACTGTCTTACCAGTTCCTGCAATTGAGAAATCACCTTGTATATTATCTAGAACAAGTTCATTTGTACTTGCAATAGAAACAAGAGAGAACAGAGCATCTCTACCAACAGGAGATGCTCCTAAAGTAGAAATACCAAGCACATCGCCAACTTGATACCCATTTCCTGATACGGAAACTGTAGCTGCTATTGCAACTCCGTTTGAAATTGTAATATCTGCTTTTGCATTTCTACCACTTCCAGTAACTGTTACTAAATTAACTCCACTAAATGTTAAACTGCCGGAGGATGGAGTGTAACCGATACCAGCATTAATAACTTGAAGTGTTCCCGTGGCGATTCCAGCATTTCCTACATAATTGCCAGTTGCATTAGTCCCTTGTTGGAGAACAGTATTTCCTAAAGTTAGATTACTATCACTTAATGCACTTGATAATCCAATTCTAACTTTTCTTGAATTAAGATTAAGAGAATTTGGTAATAATGTTGGAACTTGAGAATTTCCTGGTGATAATTCTGGACTATAGAACTCTACACTACCAGAAGTTAAGAAATCTGCTCTATAAAGGGTAAACTTCAAATCTTCCCACTGACTTGGTTCCCAGGTTGATGCATTTTGAGATTTAAATAATGAACCAAGATAAGGTTGGTTTACATATGACTGTGTGAGAATATCAACTTCACCAGATCTGGAGATAAAGACATTATATTTGTTTGAATTTGATCCAATAACAATTGAATATTCCTTTCCACCTTCTAGATAAACTGGTGATTTAAATACAAACGAAGTCGGAACAGATCCATCGTTAGAAATATTAACTTGATCAGGTTCTAACGTAATCTCAGAGAATGGAAGAACAGTCTGTGTGGGGTATCCTCCCTGCATTGTTCTTATTTGGAACAATACTGGAACTTCTGCATCATCCTTTGTTTTGAAGAAAATATCACACTTTGTAAGGAAAATACCACTTTCTTCTTGAACTAGGAAAGATTGTGCAAGAGGATCCCACCAAGGACATCTATTCCAATTAGTTGTTTTTGAAATAACATTACTACCTACTAATTGAGATCCAGTGGTTCTGGAAACATTTTCCTGTTGAAGATCTTGTTTTTGTTCAATCCTTGCATTTCTAGTGGAAATAATATTTTCTTGAACAGTTTCAATAGTTCCACTTGAAATAAATTTCTCTTCAGATACTGTAGAAGCAAGATTTCTATCATTGATGATACTGTTTATCAGCGTAAAAGTTTTTGAACCATTTTCAAATCTTGGATTAACGGATATGTTTGGATTTGGAATATAGAAACTACCAATCAATGATGTATAAACATCAGAAATCAATCTGACATTAGTAATAGTTGCTCGAGCACCACTTGTTTTTCCAACTAGAGTCATTCCCGATTGAACCCAACCACTAAATTCTCCTTGATATTGAGCACACAGTGAAAATGCGTCTACATTCAAAATAGTGCTTGTAGAAGAATATGTTGCGGGGAGAGTTTGACTTGTATATGGATTTAGAGGATATGTTGATGATGGAACATTATATGGTCCCTCTTTGTGATTTGGTTGGGCAACTCTAAACGTAATTCTTGGATCACTTTCATCGATTACGGTTACATTTAGACCTGTTTTTTGAATTGTGCCAATAACAGTTTCACCAACCTCAAATACTCCAGAAACCATAGTGATTTCTAATAGTTTTGGTGTGCAATACTTAGTTACATCTACACCATCAAAGAATGCATAAATTTGAGTTAGTGGTTTTACATTTTTAGCAACAAATTGAATGTTTCTAGATCTTAAATATTGTACCAGATCTCTACTTACGACTTTATCTCCAATTGAACTTCTATCAAATTGTTCAGCAACAAATGTTGTTGTGCCAGTTCTTGATTTAACACCAGTCTCTTTTACTTCTCTATAAGTATCTTGAGTAACTGTAGTTGTGGCATATCCCCTATGCCAACCCCAATATCCATAATAACCCCAATATCCATATCCATGCCACCAATTACCATAATAACCATAATTGTATGAGGTATCGGATCTCATTTGAACAGTCTCAATTACCTCCCTACCCGTCCAATTAGTTTCCCAAGCACCCCAAACTGTTGGTGAATAACCAGTTTGGGGGTCTACATTGAATTGTTGTTGAGCAAGAGCCATTGTTTGGGCATAATTACCCTCAACATTAATAACTTTGGCGTCTAAACGAACAGTATCAACCCAAGTATCTGTTGCTGGTGTAAGTTCAACAGTTCCTTGCCAGAAACTAATAATAAATGGGGTCACACTTTCAGTTCTAGTTGCAAAAATTTGCTTCAACCATTCGACTTCTGCATAATCAAGAGTGATCAGATCTCCAGTTTTTCTTATGTTATTTCCTTCGGGTGCTTCGAATGCAAGGTCTGCTTGAGAATCTACTCCTTCCACTGGACCTGCAATTAAATCAATAGCAGTAGTGTAGTGTTTTGGTCTTAGTTCTTTGTTTTTAGGATCAATACTATTTTCAAATGGTACACCGCTTTCTTGCGAATTTAATGAACTAAAATTATCAACAAAGAATCCGGACTTAAATCTATCTAATCCACGTGAATCTGGAACAAATAAGTTTGCAGTGCTTGATTCGAGGGTTGATAATGCAGTATAATACTCAAGATTTTTAATTCTATTTTCAAGTTGTTTGATATCAACCATTCTGTATCTCTTATGCTCAAGGAATTGAACAGAAGCTTGAGATATATCAAAGAGATATGGAGGTAAAGTTATGGTTGCAATTTCTAGTGCATCCTCAACATTAACAGGTTTCTCTGGTTTTTCAGAAGGAACTCCATACTTAACCTGGAATGTTCCATCTTTACGTACATAGATTCTATCAATTCTTCCAAGATAATATGAAAATGTGGTAACAATAGACTCATCAGATGCTAAAATATTTGCCGATGAATTTCCTGATCCATTAAAAAGTCTTCCATAAAATTCAAGTGGCGATCTAGAATTTACCGCTACTGTATAAGGAGAAACTCTTGGTCTGATATCAATCATATCAGAGTTTCTTACTGAGTTTATAATTTGAATGTCTTTTTTATAATCAAAACCACGATAAGAATCTACTGTTGTAATATCGCCATCGTCTGAACCTTGATAATAACCACTTGCGAAATATACTTTTATTTTTTTAGATGGTTCTGGTGATGAAGGTACTCTATTGATTGCACCATATCCATAGAAGGATCCTTTTTGTCCATTATCAAACTTAAAGTTTGATGAAATACTAGAACTAGAGGCATCAATAGTTGTAATAATTGCTTGAATATTAGATTCTGTGAAAGTAATCGTTTCCCCTTCCTTAAAGGTATTTTCATTTAATGGAATAAACGAAATCTGAGAATCTGTCAATCTTTCTGCATATACACCAATTGCACCACTTAACTGACCAACAAATTGCTCACCAATGATTAAATCGGTGGTCTTAGTTGTTGGACCGTTTATTGAAGAAAGAACAAAAGTAGGTGCTGATGGATCTGCAGTTGTCCTTGATTCATAAACGCCATAAACATTAACAATATCCGGAACATTGAGTGAAATGCTTTCGTCTTGAACTCTTGTTCCATATGGATAATTTCCATAAGTAAGTCCATCATTCAGAGTAGTTGCGCCAATTCCAGATGCTTCGTACTTGGATTTATCAATAAGAATAGAATTAACTCTATTTTTTAACTTGATTTTTGATTTTGGTTTAATTTTTCTTAAAGTTGCAACAAGTGTGGCGCTTCCGTTAGAACCCAAATTGTAAACTTGAATTTGAGTTGATCCATTAATAAAATCAAATTTGTCTGAAGTAAGAACTTCTGTGCTTCCATCAGATCTCATTAAAGTGTATCTTTCTTCATCGAAAGGTAAGAAAGTTTCATTTTCTCCAGCAGTAACTGGTGTTGATAATTGATTATCGGCAATAGTTACATTAAAAGTCTTTCTGATGGTTAAAGATGCATTAGTTAAGTCTACGGAAGATATATTTGGTCTAGGTAAAACCGTATATAAAGTATCATCTATCGATTTAGATAATTTAGTTCCTAAAATTTTCAAATCAGAAACATTTAGAAGTGATGTTGGTAAACCACCCTGATTAATACCAGTTACCGTAGCAACACCGGAAATTGAAATCGTTGTTTTTCCTACACTTACTACACTTGCATATACTGGTAAAGAAGATGATCCATCACTAAATCTAACAAGATTCCCAGATTTAACTATTTTACCTGGGAAGTTTTCATTTGAGCTGGTAATTGTACTAATACCACCACTTGAAGTACTAATAGTAGCAATGCCAACATTATATGAATCTGCTTGCAAAGTATCCGCATTAAATGTTTTTGCAGTTCCAACAATACCATAAACAGATTTTACATCAGAAACACCATAAGAAGTAATTGCTATAGCAACTCTGTTATTTCCAATACCATCGATTATAAAAGATTCATTTGGTATAAAATCACCACTCTTTTGATAGAGAACGATAGATGCGCTATTAGTTACAGAATTTTTTAAAAATGCCGTCGCTCCACTATTTTTCCCTTTTACAAATGTTGGGACAGAAAGTGTGATGGGTTCGTTTAAAGTTATTTCCGTTGTAGTTTGAACGTCATATAATGAAATATTCCATTGATTTAAATTTGGATTGGTTGTGTCGTAAGAACCAGATTCCAGTCTAAAATCATAAACTCTAGCTACACCAATTTCTTTTCCTGTAGCAATTGTTGATGCAGTTCCAACTCTAGAATCTCTTAAACTTAAAACATAAGTATTCCCTATTCCAATAATGGGAGTTCCAAATACTCTGTTTAGTGTTAAAGTTGAACCTGTATTATAGTTGATCGATAAATCTTTAAGTGTGGATGTTGCTCTTGGTTTATCCGAATCCAAAAACACTGGTGAAGTGGTTTCTACTTCATATCCCCTTACAAATGCCTTTCCGGGGGAAACTTGGTAAATTGCAAGATTTTCGGATGGGGTAGATCCACCATAGGTAAATTGTCCTTGATTAAATACACCCCTATTACCCAAACCATCATTTAAAGATTCTTTGATGCTCAGGTCAAATGGAGTTACGTAATAGTCTCCAGATTCTGCATAAGTTCTTCTCGCTAACTCATCTTGAATTAAATTATAGTCTTTGGGTGTCCTAACAGTTTTTATTACACCATCTAAGATAGTTGCTAACTCAATAAAATTATTGTCGTTAAAGTCGGTTAAATCTTTTTTAAACAGGGATACTGAAATTTTTAATCTATCTGCTCCTGGAGCAGCATAATTATTGAATCCCTGGGAATTGTCATTTAATTCCTCATCAATATCTGAATTAATAACTTCTTCATTTATAAACAATCCTACTCTATAATTTGGATTGTTTGAATATTGATCTAAAATTAAAGTCTCTGTGTTTACTGTTACAAAGTAACCTCTTATAAAGTAAACACCTTCCGTAATCGAAAAAGCAGATCCAATAGAAGTTGCGTTACTTGCAATAGTGATTCCAAAAGGAGTCCCTGCAGAAATAGAAGTATTTCCTAATAATCCAGAGGTGATAGTAGCATTTGATGAAAGACTTTCGCCATCCAAAAATTGAACTGTTGAATTGTTTTGTGTGCTAGAACTTAAATAATTTACGTATAAAGTAACATTACCTCTTTCAGAATCAGTAGATAATAATACTTTTTCCACTACTGCGGTGATCCCAGAAGTCTGTCCAGTAATCTTTACCCCAACAAGCTGTTCTACATATGCATCTAGGGGAACACCCAAGTAGGTATTATTCAGTTCTACTGCATAATAAAACTGATTATATGAGATATTACCCGGAATTACTTTCGCACCCTCTTTAAAAAAATGTTGACCAAACTTTTCAACTTGATTTTGTAAAATAGTCTGTAGAGTGGTCAGTTCTCTTGCTTGAATTGGATATCCAGGCTTAAAAAGAACTTTATAATAGTCATTATTTGCATCAAAATCGTCAAAATATGGCGATACATTGAGGTTTGTTACTTGAGACATAATTCTTTAGAACTGCAAAATGACTTTGATATCTTCTTTTTGGTTTGATGATCTAGTAATTGCTGGTCTATTATCAACATAAATGATATTTCCAGAATATTTTTTGACCTCTGGATTTGCTAGACCGTTTACAAAAGACTGACCAAGATAGTAGGTCCTACTATTTATTACGGTAGATATACCTGTAAAAGATGTGCTGATTGATAATGTAGCACCAGTATTTCCATTGATGACTAGACTTCCACCCGATGATGGATTATTTGTAAATTCAATCAAATCAAATCCATACTGTGGATTAGTTTGGGCAATACCAACAGAAGTACTTCCTGTACTAAATCCGGCAAGAGTTCTATCTTGCCAATATTTTAAAACTCCAGTTGTTTGATCATAACTGATTACTCTACCGGAAGCAGTTATTCCAGTTCCTACAGTTTGGGTAATTAAAGAATCTGGGGAGAAAGATGCGGAACTATATCCTGCACCAGACAATCTTATTGCATATGCTGCACTTGCCTTATCCGTATTTAATAACTGTGTTGAACCAAACTGCTTTGGATTTTCAACTACACCAACTCTTGCAATTTGATTCCCAGTTATAAAATCTGGATTTTGGGAGTCATTTTCAATTCTAGAATAAAGAAGAACATTATATGCACCCAACTCTCTATAAACATCTGCTCCATGTCCTCCCTTAGGTGGAACAATCACATCAAATGTTGGTCTTACAGATCCCGTAGGAACACTACCAGAAACTAAATCAACATTTCCATAAGTATATCCAGAACCTTGATTTGATACTACTACTGATTCTACTTGTTGATCGTTATTGACAACAATAGTGCATTCTGCACCAGTACCATCACCTTTAATTGGAACTCTTGTATAAGTTCTGTTTGCAGTTCCTATACCAACACCACGATTTTTAATTGTAACTATTTTTATTGACCCATCAACTGCATTATTTCTCACTGAAGCATTATCAGCATTTGTTTCCCAATTTAATGGGACTGGCATAAAGTTTGTTGATTCGAATTTTACAATATCGCTAGGTTTAATCGTATACAAATACTTCCAAACGTATCCATCCCCACTTGCTCCAGCCGCTCTTGGTTCTAAATCTACAAATGTTGGTTCATCTAATGAAGGTTTGCCACTTGGATAAGTAGGATCTGTTCCATTTTGTAGGCAAATATAAACTCTATAATCACTGTTTAGGACATAATATGACGAAGAGTATAAACTTGTTGCACCAGAAACTGGCGCAACATTTGATCTACTATAATCGTGCCTATAATAATCATAAGTAGTTCCCGAAGACCATACTCTTTTTTGAACTACTTGACGAACATCTGAAGAATTTATTTTCTTCAGGGCAATCATTGTATCCCAATAATTATTTTCTTCATCAAAACTATCTCTAGGAGACGGTGGAGTAGTATCCCAATCACTTTGAATATTTGTTGGGTTTGGAAGACCAACAAAAGTATAATAAGAATTGGCAGAGGTAGTTACTCCGGCAACAAAGTTTTTAGCATTTAATATTCTAATCTGATCAGTTATAATTGCAGCCATTTGCGGAGTTTTTTATCTATTTATAGTAAGTATTTTGGAATAAAAATTGAATAAAAAAATATTTTTATTCGATATTTGATAGAACATCAACCCAATCAGTAATATTAGTATGAGATGAACCAGTGCTGACCCTTCTCCAACCAGTTACAATATACCTATTTGGAGATGAACCCAGAACAGTTGGATTGCTATTAGATACAAAATGTCCTTTAATATATTTTCCGCTAGATGGTTTTGTGGATGATGAATTTAAGCAAACATTGGTAACGTCACCATATCCAGAACTATTTGGATTTCCGTCATGTATAACTGCATTTGGTGATATGTCAAATGGATAAGAATTGCCATAATAACCAATTCCAACATTTGATGTGTTAAATCCGTCACTAGTTGGATCAAAATAATAAGTATTTCTTTCAAATAATTGATTTGTATTTGATGCCGTATTTAAAACAGACTGGACATTTTTAAAAGAGTTATTTTTTATGAGGCATCTACCTTCATTTAAAATTGCAGGTAATAGTACATCTGATCCTCCACCAAATGTCCAAGTTCCATTTGATCCTCTATAAGAACTAAGATATAGTGGGTCTCCATCTACCAAATTGGAAATAATTTCAACCATACTAGAACCAATAACATGTATTCCAGCAACACTGAAATTTGAAATTATATTATTTGAAATTAAAACAGATTGCCAATCATTAAAACTTGAGGAATTTGTGCCTTCTAACCTAACTCCCCGCGCATGTCCATCTAGAACATTATTTGAAATAAGAACATTAAATGCTCTCGTTTTCAAATGTATTAAAGCACTACTTTCCCCAAGGTTATATCCTAAAGTTGTTGATGTTATTTGTGGATTACTTATTCCGGTCCTAGCATATCTTGATCCATACCCATAATCAGAATAGTTTGTGGTGGGTTGATATGTACGTACACAAATATTATTACTTATGTTTACAAACCAATTTCCTGTTGAAGGTGGAGTATCTGAAACATCATTCCTATAAAAATATGGATATGGTTGCAATATTCCACCCGAACCATTTGGACCTCCTACATAATAACCAGCAAGAGCATTTGGATCTATTCCATCAATGTAAATATAATAATTACCACTTCCTGTTGAACCAGAAAACGCATTTCCATCAAATACTGTATCTATGATATTATTTGATATTAAAATTCCAATATTAGGTGTTTTTCCTTCTCCAGTTTCTCCCGAAGACCATGGACCGCCTATTTGAATCGCTCTTGTGTGGATTCGTGTAAGAGAATTGCTAGTGATGGTAGTATCTTTACACCCCAGCAAACATATTCCCTGAGAATCAACTATCTTGTTGCCCGTTATCACTGCAGATGTTTGTACTGGAGATGACTGTGGTTCTCTAGTATGAAATGCAATAGAATCATCGTTAACATCTTTAAAATAATTATTAGATGCTATTAAATGTTTATTATTTCTAACGGAAAATCCATCGCCAGCAATCCTGTAAAAATAGGAGTCTGCACAGGAGACTGTATTTCCATAATTAGTGTAACCAACAACAAGACCAAAAAATCTACTATATTCAAATCTACATCTATAAACACTAACATTTGAATCTGATCCACAATCAAATGATGTTAAGTGAGATCTCTGCGTGAAATCATTATTTGCTCCCCAGTCACCAATAATAGATAAATCTTCTAAAACTACATCAATTTTATTTGCGGAATTTGATATTAAAAAGTCTCTTCTAGATGAGGAAGATGTATCATTAAAATATAAAATAGTATTATTTGGACCATCACCAATAATTCTTATATTACTTGTTATTTCAAGTCTTGTTGCGGCATTATTATAAAAAGCGTATTTTCCTGTTGGTACATAGAGTGTCCCTCCTCCCAAATTTGCCAAATAATCTAAAGCATTTCTAAAAGCTTGGGTGTTATCTGTTCCACTAATAACTCCCGTACTAACATTTTTAACTCCATCTGCAACTGGATTGAAACTCAAAACACTAACGACATGACCTTTAATAGAAGCACTGTTTGTTACAACAAGATTTGAAGTTGTTACTTGATTTGTATTTCCGTCAATAGATATTGTTCCCTGACCAACAGATAAAACTCCAGTAATTCTTGCATCACCATTTACCCATAAGGAAGTTCCTGACGATCCAACGGATCCAACTTCTAAAGCAAATCGTGGAATTAATGTACTTATGCCAACTAAACCAGCATATGTTGTTTTAATTATAGTTCCTCCCAATCCAACATTCAAAACTGCCGTGGATGTTACATCACTAGATGAAATACTTCCATCAACTGTTAAGGTTGATACTGGATTTGTTGTGCCAATACCAACATTGGAGAGAGTATGAATTCCAGATCCCGTTTTATTCCAATATGTTTCTGCATTAATTGTTACATTACCGGTACTTTGACTTATGGTAATTCCAGAACCAGCAGTAATTGAGGTTACTACTCCGGATCCAGGTGATGCATTAATTGTTACATTACCAGTACTTTGACTTATGGTAATTCCAGAACCAGCAGTAATTGAGGTTACTCCGGATCCAGTAATTATTACATTACCAGTACTTTGACTTATGGTAATTCCAGAACCGGCAGTAATTGAGGTTACTCCGGATCCAGTAATTGTCACATTACCGGTACTTTGACTTATCGTAATTCCGGAACCAGCAGTAATTGAGGTTACTCCGGATCCAGTAATTCTCGATCCATTTAAAACAATAGAGGATGCACTTATTATTCCAGTATTGCCATCAAGAGTTATACCAGTTCCTACTGTAATTCTATTTGAAGATCCATTGAGAGAAATTGATGAAGCTCCTACGGTCAAAACGCCAATAATTCTTGCATCACCATTTACCCATAAGGAAGTTCCTGACGATCCAACGGATCCAACTTCTAAAGCAAATCGCGGATTTGTTGTTCCTATGCCGACACGCTTAAGAGTGTGGATTCCTACCGATGTTGTAATCCATGTCCCCCCAATTGATGTTAAATTTGCACCATCTCCAAAATAATTATAAATTTCATCAAAGTTTTTATTTACCTTTATAGCACCAACTAACAAGCTATCGCCTGTTCCATCATTAGGTACAGTCCCTGTACTTATCCCTAACTTTGCCATTTTATGTAATATGTTTAAAAATATTTAGTTATATGATATAATTACTATACTTCAGAGGTAAAGTGCGTTTCACTAAAGTTGATGTCGTGATTCCAATTACACCATTATTGCCGTAATAATTAAACTCAAGATCTTTAACTCTTGATTTTAGTATGATTTTCCCCCAACTAAAATCGCCAAAATATCTGGAAGTGGATATATCTCCAGAATACAAAGTATTGACACCCAAATTATCAAATGTATATGAATTAGAATCAAAGTTAATTGATGATGAACTGAAGTTTATGGTTCCTATACCAGAAATGGGAGAGAAAATTCTTCGAATATATGTTGTTCCTACTCCAACAACATTCGTCAAAACAGTTTCTGCAGACGAAACTTGATATATTGTATCCAAAAATTCATTTGCAATTCCAATATTTGATCCGTCTAATCTCTTAGAAATAATAGAAGTTGTTGATATTCCAACATTTGAATTACTCACTGCAAAAAAGTCACCTGAAGACAATGAACTTAGTGTAGTTGCAGTCCCAGCTATTGATGCAATTCTATTGGGTGAATTTGGTGGAATAAACAGATCTAAAATAATTTGAGTTGATGCTCCAATATTTGTTGTTCCCAATCCAACAATTATTCCGGAGTCACCTGAATAAGATAAAACACTATTACTTTCTACGTCAGCGGTTGGTGGATCAATTAAAACCAGGGGTGGATTTGATATTGAATATCCAGTTAGAACACCAACTATAGAAATTGAAGTAACAATTCCTGATGTTATTGATGAAACTAATACTGACGATGATAACCCAATTCCAGTTGAACTCTGTAGTGTGACCTTTGGTGCAGTATTATATCCAAATCCCCCATCTACTATATCAATAGATGTTATTGTTCCTGATATGGAAACAATAGCGGCCGCTGTGGCAGATATCTTAGAATCTTGGGAGATTAAAGTTACATTATTTTGAAAATCTAAAGAAACAATATTTTCGTTAGATGGGTTAAAAAATGGTCTTAAATTTTCAACATAAACGATAGTTGAACCAATTCCAACTGGTTGAATTATATTAGTGGATGGGTATATAAGTGGTTCATAAAATTCTCTATTTTTGCTAATTTCTTTTTCATTAATAATTAAATCTTCAGTCTGTCTACACCAATTTATTGGTCTTGAAAGAGATGTATTTGAGGTATTTCCTGGACCAAAATAAGGATTAGTTTCTACAGTCTCAATTGACAATACATCTACAACTTTCCTTTCATTTTCCAAAAGACTTGGTGACTGTCCAACAAAAGAATCGTAAGTTAATTGTAAATCATCGCCTATCTTGACAGTATCTATAATATCCCTGAATATTACATCAATATTGTCTCCACTTCCTTTGTAAAACAGAATTTTACATGTATCTTCTGGTTTTGGAGACTCGGTAAATTGAATTTTACTTCCTCCATTGAAAATATAACCTTCATCTGGAATTTGAAGAATATCATTAATAAAAACTAAAAGGACATATTTGACATCAATCAAAGATCCCTTCTTAGCGTATACTGAAATTGAGGCACCATTATATAATAATGGGAAAATAATCCTACCGCCATCAAATAATTCTTGAATATTATCAAGAACTTCCAATTCTCCTAAAGACCACCCCGAAAATTTATCTTTATCTACACTTTCTACGGTAATTTGAAATTCCTGTAAAGTGGAGTTTGGTGTTGTGGGTATTCCAGTTGTTCCGCCAACAGGAACAGTTAATATATCACCTGATTTATATCTATATCCGGTGTTTTTAAACTCAAAATCAATTACACCGGATTCTTGTCCAACTAAAATATCCACAGTCGCTCTAGTACCAATACCCAACGAAGAAGAATTATAAATTAAAGGAATATCTGAGTAAGAAAGGGGCGCATCAATAATAACATATGGAGGATTAGATGATGTATATCCAATTCCTGGATTAGTCACTGCAATACTTACAATATTTCCATTACTAACTGTTGCAGTTCCAATAAATTCTACATTAGGAGTGCCTGTAGAATATGTTGATACACCAACTCGTACTGTAACGGGTAAAATTCCACTTAAAGTTTCAATTGCCGACCTATACCCAGATCCACTATTTCCAATACTAATCGCAGAAATAGTTCCTGCAACAGATACGATTGCAGATCCGCCTGCAGAAACTAGAGGTTGATATCCAAAACCTTTAGTTGATCCAACAGAGACAATTATTCCACCTGCTGGTAGGTTTGATGTGTTAACATCAGAAACTTGGGACGTTGCAGATCCTACGAATGAAATTGAAGTAACCCCAACGGACTCGGATAAATTATAATTTTTTGTCAATCCAGGTTGCTGGAAAATATCATTCACCAATATAATTGCATTGTCTTGAAAAATATCGGTGATATTGGAACCATTTGAAGACAATGTAAAAGTTTTCTGTGATCCATTAAATTCTGGGGAAATATCATCAAAAATATAATTTTTATAATATGATTCGTTAGGAGAATCTATAATTCCAGATCTCATAAACACTCTTCCATGGAAATATGAAGATGATGTAATTCCTGTCCAATCTCTCTCGCTTGGAGAATTTGTTGATGTTCCAAGAGGAATATTTCCATATGGAGCTTCAACAAAATTAATTTTATTCTTAACTATGTTATAATTTCCTTTTAATTTTGTAATTGAACTTCCTACGGAGTGAGATATAACTTCAGTTCCCAACCAAGGTCTTGCCACACGAATTACATTCGTACTTCCCACACCAACAGATTCGACCTTCATTATTTCATCATTGATACGTAACAAATCTCCAGTAATTATGTTTTTAGTGGAATCTAAGTATACTAAATCTTCGACAGAAAGAAGATTTGTTGATAGATATGTTGTAGTCGATGTAGATACAATAGGAGATTGAATTACATTATCAATGGAAACTAGAGATTTTATATTTTGTTTGGTTGAAATAAATACATGACTGCTTCCAATTCCAACTGAAGTTATATTTAATGCTTTGGGGACAATTTTTAAAGCATCTTCTGCACTTCTTGCCAATTTGATGTTATTTTCGTCAACTTTAATAATATAAACTGATGATGGAAGTTTGTCAGTTGTTCCAATACCAACACCAAAATATGTTAAAGCAATACCGATAGGAGATGCCGTTGCGGTTGGTATTCCTGCAGAATATGTGACATTTTCCCCAGTCACAAAGAAGTGATTCTTAATTGTAATGACGCTTGATGCTACACTTACTATTGAAGGATTACTTCCATCGAAATATTTTTGGAAAATTGGGTTGCCTTGGTGCTTAAGATCAAAGGACAACTTAACGTCTCTTTCTGTGCCGTAGTAAACACTATAATCGGTCGTTGCGGTATTATTATTATATTGAACTGACGTATTATTCTCATCAAAGTTTGTGATAGAATTAAAGAATACTTTTACATGAACATCAATATTTGGGAGAGGAGTAAATGTTAATCTGGTTGAATTTGCAGTTTTTATTGCATCAACCGTTCCTAGACTAGAATGCGTCTCAATATTTCCAAATTCAGTAATATAAACATCATACTCATCGTCAATAAGAACCACTTCAGATAATTGGTGTCTATTGTTTGTAGTATCAGAAATTTGGATAATATAATATCCCGCATCATAGGTATCTGGATATTCTGCAATTATATTTGCAGATGGTGACGTGGTGGAAGCAATGGAGGTGGTGACTGCCTCAAATCTGGCATATTTAATATCAAAAGTACCTACTCCAGATATTGAGGTATTTGCAATTGCAATTTGAACTGTACTTACGGAAGCTGCTATCCCAACATTAGGAATAAAATCAATTTTTAAATTTGATCCTGAAAAATAAGGATAGTAAGTGCCAAGTCCAGAACTTGAGAATATATCTGTAGAGTGGCTAGTCAATTGACCATAATCAAGCATTTCAATATTTGTTCCATCATGAACCAAATTTAATTCATTAAATTGATATTGTCCATTATCTCCAGAAATTTCTATTAATACTTTGGATGAAGTATATACAGAATCTATTTCAATAATTGACGTTGATCCTGATGAAACATATGCGGTATTTGTATTTAAACTTACGATATTCCCTAAAATAGTATTTCCTACTCCAGAGAAATTGTCTTTTAAATTATATGATAATGTGGTCACATCATAATCATTTACCTTATATTTTGTTGGATAGAAGAGTATTAAACCCTCGGGACCGTCAACAATAAAATCAAAAGATCCAAGATCATAAACTGACTCTACTCTACCATATTGGTTTAAATATCCAGTGTTATTGTCATGCAATAATGTAAAAAGCATCAATTGTCTTTGCGAAATATATCTCCTATCTTTTACATAAGTAATATACTTTTGAGCTCGAGCATCTGTTAATAAAAATTTATGGGCGATAGAAAATTTCGATGATCTTGGATTGCTATTGAATTCCCCACTTATATCATCAATTGATAAAACTCTATTTCCTACTGATTCAAAATAATCTGTTAATATTCTACTAGAAAAAGTTATTTCATCAGAAATGGTTTTGGAATCAATAGTTAATGCATTTTCTCTAACAAGATCAAAATCATATACGCAGTTGAGGTTTGCAAATCCATCAATATCAGTTGTAACGTCAATACTAGATGTAACGTTAGTACTAATTCCAGAATATCCAAAAGATTCTAATTGATAATCACTAAATTTTTTGAATCCAGATGTATGATTCAAAGATCCAACTGCATTTTCCCAAGTATCATATGGAACTTTTGATTTAAGTGAATATGAGAAATTTTGATAATATAGATTATCCTGAATTTTTTGCAATTCATTATTTAAAATGCCTGTTTCTGTTATCCACCCATTTTCTGTCTTGGAATACGATCCAACATCAATAAATCCTTCAGTTTTGATAATAGATGAAATTTTTCCCTGAGTCTTTGATGATACTCCTTCGAGAATATTTTCTTCTTTGAGAATTTCTCTTGAAGAAATTTTCACATATTTTGTTTTTTCGTTCCAACTTTCGACAAATCCTAAAGGAGATGATTGATTGGGATATCTAACTAATTCATTTTCAAAGAAATTATTTGGTTTTAATTGTGTGTTGAATTTGGGGAAATATTTTTCTGGTATTATTCTTCCGGAAGAATTTACCGAATCATATCTTCCTGGAACTTCTTCGGAGATTAAATGCTCACTTAAATTGTAAGTTACTGTTCCAATTCCCCCAATATTTGAATCAACATTAGTAATTGTAAAGAGTTGATAATTATAATTTTCTGAGTTAAATCCTTTTGCAGTGGAATTTATCCCTACACTAATATTTTCAATTAGGATCTTATCATTTACTGCAAGTGGGAAAGAAGTTGAGCTACTAAAACCTACAGATAATGTTACTGTTACATCTTTGTTTGCTGGATTGTATGAAATAGATCCAATTCCAATTCCATTGGAATTTTGAGTTGGAATAATAATTGGAGAAATATCATTCAGTCTATACGTATTATTTAAAATTGTGGCATAGTTATCTCCTAAAGAGTAATAAATATCCACTTCGGGTAAAACTTGGTTAGTTTTTCCGTCCAAAATAACAAGTTTAGGTGCAGTAGTGTATCCCCTTCCCGTAGAAGTTATTCCAATATAATCAATAGAATTTAGAGGTTCGATTTTTAAAATTTGTGGAAAAATTAAATTGGGCCTTACAGTAAAATCACAAGAAAAATCAAATCCAATATTATTAATCTTCGTTTTTGATATTTTTCCTATTGATTTACTAGATGCATCTAAAATAGATCCCGTTCCTTGAGTGGATATTATTTCAGAAAACTTTGGAATAGACGTATAATTTTGTCCTCTCGACGTTATATCAACTTTAGAAACCGACCCGTATGCAGATAGTGAAGTAGTTTCGTAGGATAATCTTGAAGAAGAATTATAAGATGTTGACTCCGGGAGACTATCAATATTATATGTGAATGAAGTTGAAGATATAGAAGCTACTCTATGCTTTCCGTTGTACCCACTAAAGGAAACCTGCAATTCATTATTAGAAAGAACAGAAGAATCTATATTTACTTCTTCTTTAACAGATGGTAGAGTACTGTTATAAACTGGATCTAGAGCATAATATAATTTTTGTGGCAAATTGTCAGTAACTGATAGGGTAACCTTAGATCCAGTATCAATGCCAACCCTACCAAATTTGATAACTTCAAAAGTATTACTTGATACGGATTTATTAAAAATTTGCGTATAATTTGAATCAACATAAAAATTAAATTCAAATGCAGAATATGGAACTGAACCATTTAGATAGGATAAAGAAGAATCTGATAAATCAAATGTTAGTAAAGAATCCTTATAGACTTTAATTGGCGGATTTACTGGAGATAATGTTCCACTAGATGATGAAGTTATATTAATTATTTCTGGATTTAATTCAACTGCACCATAATAAGAATTTGACAGATTTACTGTATTTGCGTCAAAAACTACAATATAATAAATTGCATTATTGATTAATCCGCCAGAAGGGGATGTTGAAGTATAAACAACTTTTTGACCATTTTGGAAATTATGATTTGGTATAGATATGGAATTAGAAATAATATTAATATCTCCAGAAGTAAAAGATATTGGATTTATCAATATCTTTCTATTATAATCATCATACTTAACTATAAATGAAGTAGAGAATCCGGGATTTACATTCACAAAAATATCGTCATTATTGGTCAGTCCATGTGTTTGTGCAGTAGAAACTGTGACAACATTTTTAGATACTTTGCCGGTTAATTTTGGATAATTTGTTTTGAAGCTATGATATGACCCAGTTCCAATTCCGGTAAAATATAAAGTACCCATTGAACTCGTTGATGTTGCAATCCCAACAAAAGTTCCAGTTGCCCCAAGACCAACTTTTACGGTTGATATTCCAATCAAATCATTAGTAATTTTTGCAACATAAACTACAGATTGGTCTAAAAGAGATATTGAATTTGTACCATTCGTCGATATTGAAACTGGAGATCCGGAGTTTGTTGAATATACTAAAGAATCTCCAGTCTGTAAGTTATGATTTGGAATGTAAATTGATCTTGTCGGGATAAAAATTTCAGTTATCCCAACTCCTGGATTTGAGAATGAAAGTGTTGACCCAATACCAACTCCAGAAATTGTTCCTATACCAAGAGACTCTTTGGGATCAAAATAAATCTCTTTATTTACTTTATATCCGTAAGAAGTTGTATTTCCAACATTAATGAGAAATCTTCTGGGAGATTCGTATAAAACATCAGTATGTGTATGTGTCGATCCAACGGTTCCGTTAATAGATCTTAAGATTCTAATTCGAGATGAGTTATTATCTACGTTTAATACTTTAATAGTTTCTGATCCGATGTTAAAAACATCATTCTCTCTGACGTTGGAAATATTTCCAGAAACAGAAATATAAGTAACAATACCAGTTATTGTTACCGATGAAATGCCAGACGGATTAGAAATCGATATAGTATTTTGTGCAATTCCTATTGTATATGAACCACCAATCAAAGATGATGTCGTATTAATTCCAGAAATAGAAATAATATCTTTGTTTAGGAAATTATGTGGTAAATTGGATTGAATAATAAATGAGTTCTTGCTACCCTCAAGAGGGTAAATCTCCACATTATTAATAGTAGTGCTTGCAACACTGATTGAATTTACGGATTTCCCCCCAATTCTAGAAACTTTTGCAGCAAACCCAAACCCACCAGTGCCTTCTTCGTCAAAAACTACTTTGTCATTTACCTTATAATCAAATCCTCCAGTTACAATACCAATATTTTCAATTGAACCGAGAGAAGCATATTTAACATCTACAGTTTGATCTAAAATATTGGGTAATGGTAAATATGAATAAAATGTGGAATTCTTGAGTAAATTATATGGTGTTGTATTTCTAACCCACTTTGTTTCGTTTAAGTCAATATCGTCTTGATTTGATAATCGGTTGAAGTTAAACTCATTTGGAGAGGATTTGAATTTATTGCCTATAATATAAGGGAAAACTGGCGATCTGTAACCACCAAATGAACTTGAAGGTGCAGTATCGATAGTTGCAAAATAGGCATACGTGCCATTAGGAAAATCTGGAGTTATGCAAAATCTCCCATTGCACTCATCTAATACAGTATCATCATTAATATTTTTATATTCATAATCTTCAATAAAAAATCCAGAGGGGAAAGGTGGCCTATCTGAAGACAAATTGAGAACATATCCAGATTTCATTCCGGTTATATTTCCCCCATTTTTATTTGCAAATCCATATGGACCATATATTGGGTTTCCATCATACGCCCATCCAATTATTGGTGAATGATTTGTTGAAGAAACTTCTACATTGTTTAATTTTACAAGATCATTTTTGCCATAAAGAATTTTTCCACCGGAGTCTTTTGCATATAAACTCTCTCTTAGTTTTCTTGGTGCATATAAATGCGTATATTCTAGTCCATATTTTGAATTTGGATTGTAAAAAACAAATCCATCATCATCACTAATTTTGCCAATATATCTTGCAAAAAGATTTATTGTCCAAGATTTTAGTTGAGGTTTTAGTTCTGCATCAACACCTGAAGAGGAAACAACAATAGAAGTATTATTTTGATCATATCCTACACCACCCTCAATGATCCTAACCGATTTAATTTGCCCATTTTCTAAAATTGGAGTTAGAACAGCACCAACTCCATTACCATTTGTCAAAATACTCAGGTTTGGTGGAGAATTATAATCTTTACCTGGGTTATTAATCAAAATTTCAACAATTTTCCCTGCGTTAATTACGGGAATCAATTGAGATTCTGAACCACTATTAAGTGTTATATTTGGATCTCTGCTAAAATTAATTATTTCCGAAGATCCGTAACCAACCCCACTATTTTCCAAATGAACTGAAGTAACTTCTCCCCTAAAAATAGGTTGTACTTGCGCTTTAAATGCCGAAGATACTCCAGTGTTACCAACAACTTCAACAGATATTTGTGGATAATTGAAGATATGTGTGCCAACCCCAATGGAAGTTAAATCAATATATTGATTTGTTTTATAATAAAAGTCCTGATTATCTATTCCAACTCCAACTACAGAGAGTTTGAAATTATTTTCATCAACTTTTGTCACATAATAATTTGTATCATTTACCAATCCACCAATTGAAGATCCATTTGTTGTATATCTAACAATTTCGCCGGATTTATAATCATGGTTTTTTATGTTAATACATCCCAAAGAAGTACTAACTCCGGAGGAACTTGTACTTCTTTTTTTATTTTCATAATTCGATCCATTATCTTCAATATTGATCGATGATATTACTGACTTTTTATCATAAGATTCTAAGTTATGATTTCCTATACCAAAAGATGTAAGAGAAATTGTGTTTATCCCAATCAAAGAATCGTCAAAAGTTCTATGTAATTTGACAGTATATGCATCTTGAACAGAAACATAATAAGTAGAATTAGTTGTAATTCCACCAACTGCCTTTTGCGCATTAGTTCTGTATATTACTTTTTCAGTATTTCTAAATTTATGGAAAGTTGAAAATCCAATAGTACTATTTGTAGTATCGATAAATGCGGATTCTGATTCTGTATTAAATGAAACTTGATAATCAATCAATTTCATTGAGGCACTTGCCTTTGCCCCTACCCCGTTTCCTCCAGTAATATTAATTTTTGGTACTTCTAGATAATCAAATCCGGGATCAATAACTCTAATTTCTTGTAGTGTTCCTTTAACTGAACAATAAGCAGCTGCTTCGGATCCAACTGAATCTGAAATTGTTACGTTGGGTGGGTTGATTATATCATAACCAGAACCAGTATTTACTACGTCAATACTTTCGATGGAACCATAATAGATTTTATCTTTTGATTTATAGTTTAATACCTCAACCCCATTTATTAAAATTCCCACAGTACCTGATAAAGTAGGGTATTCTCCTCCATCATTTATTGGAGTATTAATTTCTCGTAAAAGTTTTTGCGATTCTAATTGTCTTGCATGAAAATCTGAATCTTCAAATTTACTATTAGTGACAGTAATTTCTTCTTCAAGATTTATAAAAGCAGATCTATGGATGTTTAATCTACTTTTGGCAACTTTTATACTACTCGAATTGACTCTTTTTATAAAATATAATCCTTCTTCAAATAAAGATCCTTGCCCTGAAGTATAGTAAACAGAGTCTCCAGTGTAAAAACCATGATCTTGATTTGAGGTTATAGTGAAAGTATCTCCAATAAAGGTTCCGGAGAAAACTATAGTTCTATTAAAAGCATTTAGTGGTTGATTATTGTATGAAGGTAGTGATGGTGATGCTATAATGGTCTTATTATTTTTGTCCTTGTATACATTTTGAATATTCGCAATTTCGTTTACTAAATGTGAATATTTATCCGAATTAACTTTAAGTAAATTTCTTTGAATTGAGTATACTAAGTTTAAATCTAAATTTCCTTGACCGCTTATTTCAATTGTATCATCGGATTGAACATTACCAACAGCAGATATTTTAAAAGTCCCATCACGGGATAAAATTTTTATATTATCTCCAATCTTGAGATTGTGAGAGGTCTTTGTCACTAATTTATATGTGTTAGAAGCATTATCAATTAATGATGCTGATAATATATCAACACCAGAAGAAATATTGAAGACCCAATTATTTGAAATGACTTCATCCTGCGGATTTATGCCAAGAGTTTTAATTATAGCTGTATCTTTATTGCTATAATAATAGCTGTCATCAGTAATATCTACATTTTTTAAGACAGATGTAACTCTTACCTTAATAATTTCATTCGTATTTTTGTTTGATAATCCATATGCATAAACATTCAACCAAATATCCGTACCATCTAAAATTGGTTTTGAAACATTTTGGCAACCAAAAAATTGATTTAAGCTCTTAGAACTATATGAAATTATGCCTTCAGTTCCATCACTATAGAGTACTGACAATTCTCCTTGAAGTGGAAATCCTACAGTAGAATCTACATCTAAAGTATTTGTATTTGCGAAAAATTCTCCAATAATTTTTGTTTTAGGATGAATTGAAAAATTACCATAGAGAGATCCTTCAACATTGATATCTTTATTATAACCAGCATCAAAACTTAGTTTATAATATGTTTTATCTGTCTTTGCAAAAATCTTTTCAACTCTAGATATTGAAGCATACCCATTAGGAATATTTCCGTATGAGTCTTGTCTCAAAGTAGATCTTTCCAAATCATAGGGATTTCCCGTAATACTTTCGACAACCAAATTATTAGTTATTTCGTATAGAGAATCTGATGATTTTATAAGATAATCTTGTGGTTTGATAATCTTAACATCTTCGCCGTATAAAACTTTGAATAAAATTTTAAATGATAGATCAGTTCCTCTGGTTGAATAAAAATCTTTTGATTGTTTGAGGAAAAGATACTTATCTAGTCCACTATAAAACTCTCTATTTTCAAATCCAGGAGTCAATTGATACTTAATTTTATCGAAAAATTCCTTCAAGAAAAGAGAACTTAAATTTACTACCTCTGCATTTTTAGCGTGATCTGAGGATTCTGTAGAATTAAAGACTAATTCATCTGGTTTATTTTGATTATCATATGATGTAACACCACTAAATCCTCTTATACAACCAGTAAAAGTAGTTGAAGTTTTGTTTGTATATGTGATAACCTCATCATTTATCTGTAGCAGTCCATATGAATCTGGGAATCCAATTGTATTTGATACTAATATCGTTTCATCAGAAAAAGAAATATCCTCAGTGAGAGTAGTTGACTCAATATTAGACTTTATATTGTCTAATTTTAAATATTGGTCAACATTTTGAATCAGGTCTGTCGCAGATCCCTGAAATTCCTGAGAAATATAATACTGTTTTAAAAACTCAGCAACTAATGGAAATTCCTCCCTAACATAGCTAGGAAGTTGATTTTGGATAACGTTATTAAACTGAATTCTTTTTTCTGACATTTTATTACAATCTTACTAGGTTCCCGTTGCTGTAGCTTGAAGATACAATATAGTTAGATGCTGAAGGATCGAGACCCGAAGATATTTCGTCGGGAATCATTTCAAAAACACTCTTATTAATATCTAGTTGAATATACAAATCTTGCAATCCAATTGCATCATTTGATTTTGGTATTGCGGATATTTCTATAATTGATTGTCCATCTTTTATTTTTCCAGATAGAACATTGATAGGATTTAGTGTTATAATACCTTTTTCATAATCAATTTTTCCAACATTTCTCTTAACAATTGTTGCGCTAGTTGAATTTGGATTTGGGACGGTAAATAGGAAAATGGATCCCGTCGTTCTATTTGTATCCGGAATATCCGATAAGTATACTGATTCCTGAAAATCAGTTACTCTGAAGGAGGAAGACTTGATATTATATCCATCCATACTCTTAATATGGAAAGCATTGCCAAATCCAATTTGATATTCTGCAAAGGCATTTAAAGTAACTCTTAAATCTCTCCTAATTTGGAGTTGCGTAATGTTTGAAGTTACTGACTCGTGAGTATCGTCAATTATTTTTAAAAACTTACTATACTTAAATCTTGCTCCATATCTATTTAATTCCGTTGATTCTGCATACTTATTCGCATTTGCTTGAATCAAAGTGGAAACATATGCTGAACTTGGAGTAAGATTTGTATTATAATAAACTTTCGAATCTACTTCTATGTAAAGGTATTTAAGATCTAAAATTTCAGGAACAATTCCAGCAACTGCATACCTTTTTAGATCTCTTTTTATATTCTCTTTGATTAGACTTGGTAAAAAGTCTCCATTTCTTGGCTTAATGCTGATAAAAACCTTTCCATATTGTGGGGGTACTAACTCTTCTCCACCAAAAACGGAAATAGACTCAGTTTCTGGATATATTTTTGCTGGAATTAGTGCTTCATAGTCATTTGCAGATAATGCTCTATTTTGAGAAGCATAAATTCTTGGGGCATATTTCTTGATTGACTCAACAGACTCAATATTTTCTCCACCTTGAGAGATGACGCCAGTTGTTAGAAGAGATATTCCAGAAGTAACTGTATATTCTATAGAATTTTTTGTATATGTAATTCTTCCAGAAAAACTAAACTGACTTATTCCATTCCCACTATCTCCATTTGAAACAATATAATTTGTTTCGATGTAATTATTATTTTCTAACTTTTTTCCAAATAAAACACCGTCACCAAATATTAATTCATATCTTTCATCTTCAATTTCTTGTAGGTAATATACTCTAGAATTCTGGTCCACACCAAAAACACTATCCTGAATTATATACTTTGTTGATGCTGTTGCAGTTATAGTATTTTTGACGCGAACAGATATTAAATCCGTATCTATACCAGAGTTTGGAAGAATAAACCTTTGATTTGGATTATTTGAATTGAATGTGAAGTTGCTGCTTAATAAAACACCCTCATAAATTTTAATATCATTAAATAATGCAATATTATCTACTACTGGTACAGTAATATCATCTAATATTGAGAATATAAAAGATTGATTTCCAAAGGAACCTGATGTCGCTGCTATTGGTCCTCTCTTTAAAGTTAGAGATGATGGAACTGGGGTGATGTTTGAGGTATCAACAAAGAAACTTACTGTTGCTGTTGCTGCTTTTCTTGACCTTGGGATATATCCAATATTTCTAGCAAGTGCAACAATATTTTCTCTAAGTGTTGCACTATCAATAAACACTTCATTCGCAACCATATTTGCATTATATGAAGTGATGTAGGTATTATATGCCAAGACATCAAGAATTGTTGAAAGATTTGATCCTTCAAAATCATAATCGGTAAAATTTGAATTTGATCTTAGATAATCTCTAAGACTGGATTTAATCTGATCAAAATCCAGATTTGAAAAATTTACTAACGGCATTTACCTAGTAGGTTGCAGAACGAACTGTAATTGTTGCGCTGGAACATCTATACCAACAATTCTATAAACTATAACTACATCAAAAGAATTATTATCAAAGTCTGGATCTACTTGAACATCCACTAACGAAACTCTTGGTTCATAATTACGAATTGAGTTTTCAATTTCCTCCTGTATAACAAGAGCCGAAGAACTATCTAAATTTTCAAAGAGAGAACGACTGATTCTAGAACCAAAGTTTTCGTTAAAAAACTTTTCACCTGGCAAAGTAAACACAATATTACGAATTGAACGAGCAATTGCGTTTTCATTTTTAAGGGCAATCAGGTCACTAGTCAGAGGATTACTCTGAAATGACATACTAATATCTTTAAATCCCTGACTTACCCTCTGTAAAGGCATTGATTATGCTAATTCTATCTTATTTATTAGGGATTTTTTGATTCATAAAGTGGTTCTGTTCCATATTCCCAATCATCATAATCTTCATCATTGCGAATTTTTGAATGAATTTCGTTTTGGTGATGAAAATCATGTTTTTTGGGGTTCAAATCATCGTTTGCGATTTCTCTAAGTAGTTTTTGATCCATTTTGTGCTCCTGATTCGTTAAAATCAGAACTTTTTACGGGGTTGCTATCCCGAATATTTGTTACTTCGTACATAAAATCGTCAGAAGTCTCAATTTTGCGACGATTTTCGACTGAGTATTCGGTCAAATCAATTTCATACCCTGGATTTTTGGCAATTCTGTTCTTAGTCCATGCATCATCGTACCATAAAATCTTATTGTTAGGGTATGCATAGAAGTTTCCGTTGTCCATCTTAAAGACATGAGCACATTTATGCTCAGGAGTCTCACTGAAGTTAGTATTCAAAGTAGATTTTGACTCCCATGACCAATCAAGAGT